GCCGGACTCAACCCGCTGACTGTACGGGCATCCGCTGCCGACGGCACGATCACCACGCACGAGGATTTCTACTACCCGGTGCAGGTTGGCGACTCGGCAATCCTGATTCCAGGCTGTCGCAAGCGCAAGGTCGACTGCCAGGCATGGAACAACGTGGAAAACGCGCTGGCCTTCTGGGATATGCCGACCAGCAGCCAGTATGCACAGATCGGCGGTGTCTCGTGACGCCGGAAAGCCTGATTGCCACCGCCCGCAGCGCCGTCGGCACGCCGTTTAGGCACCAGGGGCGCGACCTGGATGGCCTCGACTGCGCCGGCCTGCTGATCTGGTCGTTGCGCCAGCACGGCCTCGACGTGATCGACCTCGACGCCTATTCGCGTCAGCCCATGGGCGGACTGCTGATCGCCATGATCGAGCGCCAGCCATTCCTGCGTCGCGCCAGCCGCCCGCCCCGGGCTGGCGATGTGCTGGTCATGCGCTTTGAAAAAGAGCCGCAGCACGTCGCGCTTTTTGCCGGAGAAACCATCATTCACGCCTACGAAACCATCGGCAAGGTCTGCGAACACCGCATCGACCGGCAATGGCATAACCGCATCCTGCGCGTCTATGAATTCGACTGGAGCATGCTGTGAGCAGCGTCGGGCAAGCCCTTGGGATGGCAGTTGGCGGCGTCATTGGCGCCTTCACGCCGGTCGGCTTCATCGTCGGTGCGCAGATCGGCGGCATGGTCGGCGGCTATCTCGACCCGCCGAAAGGGCCGAACACGCAAGGCCCGCGCCTGACCGATCTCAAGCAGCAAACCTCGTCCTACGGCGTGCCGATTCCGCGCCTGTATGGCAAGGATGCGGTCTTCGGAAATGTGTTCTGGATCGAAAACAACCAGATCAAGGAGGTCGCCACCAAGAAAAAAACCGGCGGCAAAGGCGGCGGCAGCAAGGGCAGCGTTACCGAATACAGCTATTACGGCACATTTTCCGTGGGAGTATGTCTTGGCCCGGTCTCAGCCATCAAGCGCATCTGGCTCAATGGCAAGCTGCTCTACGTCGGCGCCTCATCCGACATGTCCACCATCGTCGGGTCGACGCAGGTCGAGCAGTATTTCACGGCCTATCTCGGCACCGATGACCAGCCGCCCGACCCGCGCATGCAGGCTGCGCTCGGCGTCAATGCCACGCCGGCATTTCGCGGCCTGTGCTACCTCGTATTCAAAGACCTTCCGCTCGCAGACTACGGCAACACCATCGTCGGCACCCAGGTCAAGGTCGAGGTGCTTAAAAATGCCACGACCGGCCCGAGCGTGATTTACACGACCACGGCTTTTGGCGGATCAACCTATCCCCATATCGCCAATCTCGACGATGGTCTGTTGTCGATCAATGTCGTTCGCACCGGGGATTACATTCGCCGGTTTCAGGCAGGGTTCGCCATCGCCGACCAGATCGCCGGCGATGTCCTGTTCCAGAATCCGGGGAGTTACATCGAATACACCAAACACTGGGGCAATGTCGGGCTGTTCAACGGGCGCTATTACTACGCCAACCATAACCAGTCGACTGACGGACTTCTTGGTTGGGGAGAGCTGGAATATCGCACCGGGCCTTATCGCATGGAGCTTGTTAACGGCGCGCGTATTGATGCCGGAATCATTGCAGATCGCGTTGCCAACGGATACAGCGCCACCTGGTCGCCGCGCGTTGTTACGCAAGACGTTCGCGGGCTTGGGTTATTCGTTATCGACCACAATGCGCGTTGGTATTTCATCGATGCCGATGGGGTCGTGTTTTCAAGCGGATCATCGTCTGGTATCGGCACTGGCTACGGGGATTATTGTTTTTCGTCAGGCAACGGCGAAGCTAATTATGCGTATCACTGCGCGACATTCGACAGCCTGTACATGCGCTATGCGAGAGCGACTGGATCAGCGACAGGCACAGTAACCACCTGGATTGTCGACTCGACAGGAACGCTAGTTCCTGAACACTACGTATCGACGCTTTCGTTTCCGATTAACTCGACTGACATCGGGTCGATTTACCTTCTGGGAAATGTCGTTGCAGTGCAGTTTGGCGCCAACCTGTTTGCCGTTGTCGACCTTGAAGCCGTGACTGAAACACAAACCAACGTGCGCAACATCGTCGAGGCGGAATGCGCACTGAGTCGCTTTCTTGATCCCTCTGACATCGATGCCAGCGAGTTGGACAAGGCAATCATCGGCTACACCGTCGGTTCGGTCGGGCCGCTGCGGTCGCCGCTGGAGCAGTTGCAGGCGTTCTATCCGTTCGATGTGTTCCAGGATGGTTACAAGATCAAATTCAGGCCGCGCGGCTGCGCTTCGCTGGCCACCTACGACGCTGCCGATCTGGTGATCGAAGGGCAGGGCGATGCGATTTTGACGCGCGTGCGCGAAACGGATTCGCGCCTGCCGGTGCGGGTGTCGGTCAAGTATTCCGATGCCGGCCGGGAATACGATGTCTCCGAGCAATATGCCGAGCGCTACGACGGCGACCTGGCCAACGTGCAGGCGCTTGAGCTGCCCATCGTTATGAGCGCCGACGAGGCGGCCGGCGTGGCGCAGAAGCTGCTTTATCTGTACTGGCTGGAGCGCTACGAAATCAGCTTCACGCTGCCGCCAACGGCTCGGCGCCATCAGCCGTCGGACATCATTGTGCTGACCACCGAAGACGAGACGCTCACCGTCCGCCTGGTGACGGTCGAAGACTTTCCGGACGGTAGGATGACCTGCACCGCCCGCCTCGCCGGCCAGACGCTCTACACGCCGTCGGCGGTCGGCGAAGTGACGGCGGCACAGTCTGAAGTTCTGGTGGCCAATGGCCCGACGATGGCCGCGCTGCTCGACATTCCCTACCTGATGTCGGGCATGAACGAAGCGGGCTTCGTCGGCGCGATGTATTCGCCTATGACCAGCTGGCCGGGCGGGGTGTTTTACAACTCCAACGACGGCGGAGAATCCTGGGATGCAATCCGTGCGGTCACTGAAAATGCGACGGCGGGGATGGCGACAACCGTGCTTGCCGCTGCCGCCTCCTATCAGATAGTCGATGCGATCAATACCGTCACGATTCGTCTGAACCACGGAACGCTGGCCAGCGTCACGCTGCTGGCCATGTTCAACGGAGCAAATCATTTTGCCCTTGGCGCTCATGGTCGCTGGGAAATCTGCGCCGCGCAGACGGTCGTCGATCATGGCGACGGCACCTATACACTCTCCAACCTGATGCGTGGGCGCTTTGGAACGGAGCAATACGGCAGCGCGCACACTGCGACGGATACATTCGTCCTGCTGGATTCGGCTGATCTGGCATTCATTACGGTGCCGATTGGCAATATCGGACTGCAAAAACTGTGGTGTGCCGTTGGCCGCGACAAGACGCTCGATTCTGCTGATGACATCGCTTTCACCTATACCGGAGAAAACCTGGAATGCCGTTCGCCGATTCGTTTGCGCGGAAGCCGAAGCCCATTGACATTCGACTGGGCGCTGGAGTGGGAGCGCCGTACGCGCATGCCTGTCGAGCCGTTTTCTGGCATCGCAACGCCACTTGGAGAAACCGCTGAGTCCTATGAAGTAGAAATCTGGGATTCAGGATTTTCAACACTGAAACGGACATTTAGCGGGTTGTCCTCTAAATCCGCCGTCTGGACGCAGGCGCAGCAAATTGCCGATTTCGGAGAGAAAAAAAATTCGGCGGCAATTCGCGTTTATCAGATGTCCAGCCTTGTCGGTCGTGGTTATCCGTTGCAAGGTGTGTTAACACACGACTTTGGAGACGATCCATTCATCGATTTTCTGCTTCTCGGCATGCACATGGATGGTGCTGATAACGGAAATTCTTTCCCTGATGTGATGGGTGCTTCAATATCAGCCTACGGCGGCGCTGTCACAAAAACATCGATATATAAATACGGAAATGCGTCGGCATATTTTGACGGATCAGGCGACTATCTCGTTGTTCCATATAACGGAAATCTCAATTTCTCAGGAGATTTCACCGTTGAGATGTGGGTATATGTCACGAGCGGGTATTTCCAGACAATTCAGCGTTTATTCACATCGAATGCCGGCAGCCCTGGCGGGCAGTCATATTTCAGTCTCGGCAACGACATTACTGTGGGCGCCGGTAAATTGTGTGCCTCGCAAAATGTCAGCGCAGCCAACCCGTTGCTTTACTCAAGCGTTTCTTTGCCGATAAATCAATGGGTACACGTGGCGCTCATAAGGCATGGGTCGACGGTCAAGATTTATCAGGGCGGAACTGAGGTTGCATCGGCAGCAAGCACTGGCTCATGGGCATTCAGCGACCCGACCGGCGGAACGAGAATAAGCGGCTCTGGCTGGTCAGGAACCGAGTACATGCAGGGGTATATCGATGATCTTCGCGTCGCTGAATATGCGCGTTGGACTTCAAATTTCACGCCGCCAGCCCAGTCTTTCCCTAATCCATAAGGATATTTCATGTCGGATACAAACAGTCTTATTGATGGCATCGTACAGGGAAGCGGATCGCAGGATTTGCAGGCTAACGCCGTTTTCGATGCGCTCAGCCCGGCGATGTTGTATGGGCGCCGTGCCTCGGCCTGTTCTGGCGATATATTTGGTTATTACGGCGGAAACGTCACAAAGTCGGACGGCACGCAGACAACAATTGACAATGGCACGCTGTCATTGACGGCGTCAGTCGCAAATTACATTGTTGCTGAAAAGGCCAGTGGCGCCGTCTCGTTTAGTGTTGCGACGACGAACTGGAACGACCGCGCAAACTACTGGCGCCTCTACATCCGCAACGCCGACGGCACCTGGACGGACGAACGCGAGATTGGCCGCATGTCCGGCCTCGGCACCGGTCCGGTGGCGCCGGTGACCAAGACAGCGGATTTCACGCTTGGCGCCAACGAAAACGAGGTCATCTGTAACGGCTCGGCGTCGATCACAGCCACGCTACCCGCTGCATCCAGTTGGCCAGCTCGCAAAGTGCGCCTCAAGACTATCGCTGCTTTCACCGTCATCTCGGCGTCAAGCAACGTCGTGCCGCTGGCCGGTGGGGCTGCGGGCACGGCCATTCTGGCAGCCACCGCCGGGAAGTGGGCTGAGCTGGTTAGCGACGGTACGAATTGGGTCGTGATGGCCGGAAATTAAGGTTTAAAAACATCGCGGCCAAAGAGCCGGGAAGGGAATAGCAATGAACGATCCGCGCCAGGTGATGGCAGAAAACACGATTTCCGGCGTGTGGAAATGGCCGGTGGCATGGATGGCTGTCGTAGCAGATCGCGTGCTTGGAATGTCGCTAAACGATTGGGCGCTGCTGCTGGCTATCGTTTTCACGTTGCTGCAGATTTTCGTTTTGCTGCGCGACAAGGTTTTTTCCAATCGACGCCGTGTCGTCGATGAGTGATCCTGTTTTTTTGCGAGGTGTTGCATGAACTGGCTTGATACGATCAAGACGATTGCCCCGACGGTGGCCAGCGCCCTGGTCGGGCCGCTGGCCGGCGTGGCTGTGACGGCGCTCGGTACGCTGTTCGGTATTTCCGATCCGACGCAGGAAAAGATCAAAAGCGCCATCGAGCAGGGGCAGATGACCGGCGAGCAGATCAGCGCGATCCGCACGCTGGAACTGCAGCTGCAGGCCGAGGAGCGCGAGCGCGGGTTCCGCTATGCCGAACTAGAGTTCAAGGATCGCGACAGCGCCCGGCGGGCGAATGTCGACGGCGGAACAATGGGAAAGCTATTCGGGCTGTCGCTGCTGCTGCTGGCGGTCACGCTAGGCTGCGAGCTGATCGTTCTGTTCAAAGGCTATCCGGAAACCGTCGAGCCAATCATCGTCGGCCGGGTGCTCGGGCTGATGGATGCCATCGCCTTGACCGTGATCACCTTCTGGTTCGGCACGTCCAGCGGCAGTGTGCGCAAGACGAACATTCTGGCGGCCGGATCATCCAAGTGACCCTCTGGGCATCCCTCATGATCGGCGGCGAAGTCATCCTGCGCACCTGTCTGTCCGCCCTCATGATCGGATTTCTTGTCGTCGTGGCGGTCATCGCCTTCGCCATCGTCATCGAGAATCGGAAAACACGATGAATGACTTTCTCGGCTTGCTGCTGCGTTTCGACTGGGTGGCGTTCAGCCTGTTCATGGTTGCCGTCGCCTGCCTGTTTTTCTGCATATGGGTCGTGCTGCAGTTTGTCGAGGAAATCACTCCGGACGCCCCGCCGCCGTCGACCCCGCCCATTGAAAACGAGTTGAACCACCCGCAAAGGCGAAAACATGACCGCAAGAATCGTTGATCTGGCGAAGTGGCGGAAGGAACATCCGCCGGCCGTGCGGCTGATGAACATCACCGCGCATTGCTGGGCCGCGAGCTGGCGGCTGTGGGGTGCTTGGGTTGGAGTGTTTTGGCGGCGGTGAAGTCAGAGCTTGGCGAGGTTGGCGACCAAGTTGTAGGTGAACCAGCCATCGCCGGTGACGAAAACCTGCGGTTTCGCGGTGGCGGCGTCGCGCATGATGGCGATGCCGTCACTGTAAGGTTCTATCGAGACGATTTTCGGATAGGGAACGCGGACCGATTTGCGAGGGCCGGCGAAATAGATGTTTTGATCGGTAACGATGAACCAGCCATCGTCGATGTGTTCGCGCTCAGTGTGTTCGACCGGGCGGCCTTTGAAGCCTCCGACGCGGTAATAGAGGCCAGACATGATGCGGATGCTGACGCCGTGCGACATGCCGCGATATTCGCGTTTACTCCGGTCTTCCAGATAGGCGGAATTGGCGCATGCCCAGATGATGGTTTCGCCGCGCTGCAAATTGACCGGAAGGTTGTTCGGCAGACTGAAGCGCCGGGGCAGGCGACCGTTCAACAGGTCGGTCAGGGCGGCCGATTTAACGACGCGATCAAAGTCTGGAAGCGCGTTCATTTCGAGCCCGTTACCGCGCGCGAATTCGACTAGGCGACGTTCTTCTTCTTCGACAAGCAGGCCATCGTCGAGAAAGGCGTCGACCGCGCGCTTCCATTCCGCGACTAGTACGTTGCGGGCTTCGTTGTCGGACAGGTCGTGATCTGTTTTCAGGCGGTCGACGATGGCCGGTAGATCGGCCATTGGCTCAGCGCCATTAAGAGCAGCATGGGCGCGAAGGGAAATTTTCCGCTTCCCTTCTTCGTGGGTTCCATCAATTCTTAACTGCTCGGCCAAATGAAAAGTTTCACATTCCTTGTGCTGGTGACTGAACCAGCCGGCCGGTTTCCCGCAGTAAATGCAGTTACCCATTGATTCATTAATCCTTGAACAGTGACAGAAAGGCAAGCTGCTGCTCCGGCCGCCATTTTCTGAACAGTGTCATGAAGCTGCGCTCGATTTCTGTCAGAGCCACCTTGTCGATATAAGGCTTTGGGTCGGATTCTGCCACGCCAAGGCTATTGCGTTGTTGCTCGAGACTGCTGGCCAGCCGCGCAACGATCTCAGCATTTCGGCTTCGGCTGTTGAATTTTGCCGCTTCGTCGATCAGCCCCCGAAGTTCTTCCGGAAGCCGAACGCCTATCGGCGGAATTTCGCTATTTCCCATGCGTGCGAACTGTATTCATTTTGAGTTGACGTCGGTGTATTCATTATGTAGTCTACGAACTGTATTCATTTTGTAGACGCGAGGCCAATATGAGCCCAAAGAACTTGCCACCGATTGCGGTTCGCCTTCCAAAGCCGCTGCGCGACGCGCTTGATAAAGCTGCAACCGAAAATCAGCGCAGTCGCAACTCGGAAATTGTTTTCCGTTTATCGAATTCCCTTGGCGTGCGCCCTGGAGGAACCGACGGGAAGTAGCAGTTTTGCCCCTCCGCCGTTGCGAGCGGCAGAGGGGCGATGGTCGGGATGGGCGACCGGTGCTGTTTTCGCGTTCAGCGCTGCCAGTGTCTCAGTTGCCCTCCCCTTTCGATAGTTGATTTGCAAGGGGTGTTCACGTGGATGTTCTCGATGCTGCCTACCGGGTGGCGCATGACTTTAAGCCTGGCGGCGCAGTTGGTCTGGCCAAAAAGATGGGCGTGCCGGCGGGCACCTTCCTGAACGAGCTGAACCCGGAGGCCGAGACGCACAAGTTGGGTTTGGGCCGGGCGGTGGCGATGAGCGTGGCCGCCAACGATGCGCGTATCGCGCATGCCTTTGCCGACACCTGCGGTGAGATTTCCTTTCCCAAGCCTGATCTATCGAATGTATCCGACGTGGCTTTGCTCGATCTGTGGCTGGCGCATGCCGAGGCGGACGGCCGCTTTGCCGAGGCGGTGCGCCATGCGCTGGCCGACGGATCGGTCAGTGAGCAGGAGTTGTCGGCGATCCGCGCCACGGCTTACGGCTGCGCTGCGGCGGTGCTGGAGATCGTGGCGCGGCTGGAGGGCTTGCGCGATGGATGACGCGCCCTGGCCGTCGGCGAAGGACTGGTTGCGGTCGACGGTGTTTCTGATGGTGTTTCTGGGTATCTGCGCAGCCCTTGATGCGCAGGCGATGGGAGGCTTCGATGATGGGATCGAGCAACAAGTTGCATTGGCAGAGCGCGCAGGCGACGGGGAACCGTTGCCTGACCCTGCGCGAGGAGCGTCTGCTGCGGCGGACGATGGGATTGCGCACGGACGGTGCGCGGGATTTTGCGATTTTCCGGGCGTTGCTGACGACGGGGCTGCGGATCGGCGAATTCCTGTCGCTGTCGACGGCGGAGGTGCGGACGGCGGTGCGCCTGGAGCGCCTGCTGATTCCGGCGAGCCGCCGGAAGGGCGAGGCGTGCGATTTGTTTGTGCATTTGCGTGGCGAGGCCCTGGAGGCGTTTGCGGATTTGTTGCGCCTGGCCGGTGAGGGCGACGGGCCGCTGGTGCCGGGGCGCGACGGTGCCACGCTGACGGCGCGGGCCTTCCAGCTGCGGCTCAAATTCTGGGCCAAGGAAGCCGGGATCGACGACCGCCTCAGCCCGCACTGGCTGCGCCACACCTTCGGTGCGGAGTTTTGCCGGGTGACGCTGGCCTCGCCGACCGAGACCTGCGTGCGCCTGGCGAAGCTGCTGGGCCATGCCGACCCGCGCAATTGTGCGCATTACCTGACGATGAGCCGTGACGACGACCCGGGCGCTGCCGTGGAGGCAGCCTGGCCGAGCCGCAAACGGGTGACGAAGGCGCAGGCGCGCCGGGCTTTTGAAGCGAGGGCAGTGTGATGAATGCTTTGACTGATCGAGATGACGAACTTGGCTTCCACGAGTTTGTGGTGTTGCCCAAGGCGAAGGTGAAGGGCTTGCTGGCGGCGGCGGAGCGCGTGCAATTGGCGCACGACGATGGCGTGCTGGGCGAGGCTTTCAACGGCGATGACCTGGAATCGGTCGACCGTGCGGTGGCGGTGCTGGATGGCTTGAAGGATGCGGCGGCCGAACTGGGCAAGGAATTCCGTTTCACCAGCCCGTTCATCCGGCATCGGCAGGAGATTTTGCGGCCGGGTGAGTCGGCGCGGAACCTGCGGGCGCTGGTGATGAACCTGTACAACGGCCGTCGGCCGCTGAATTTGTCTTTGCTGTTCATGAATGCCGAGGCGGCGCACACGCGGATCGCGCTGGAGTGCATTGTCAGCTACACCGAATACGGCGAGAACGATACGTTTTTCATGTCGCTGGCGAGCGAGATTTGCGACAGGGAGTTCGCCGATAACGTGAATTTCGTGGTGGGTGTGGCCGGGCGTCTGCAGGGGCTGTCGTCATGAGCCAGATCAACATCATTCCGCTGCCGGAAAAGCCGGCCGACGAACGCATGATCCGGGTCGAACTGACCATTCCGCGTGGCGATCTGGACAAGTTGCACGCCTTCATGGCCGGCGACACCTGGGAGAAGGCCGAGGCGGTGCGCAAGGGCAACCTGACGCAGTGCCTGAAAAGCATGGAGATCGCGCTGACGGTGGCCACCCGCCACTACGGCACCAGCGGCGGCCGGGTTTTCGCCACGCTGCTGGCCAGCATGTACAACGGCAACCGCGTGAAGTTCGACGTCTCGGACCTCAAGAGTCTCGATCGCGAAAACTTCGAACACGCGCTGAACTGCATGCGCCTGTGCCAGGAACTGCACCGTGAACCGCATACGTTCTTCGAGGATGGCGGCGATCTGTTCGAGCAGATGATCGCCAACTGGGGGCTCGAGAAGAAGAAGCGGAGGGCCGCGTGATGGGACGCCAGACGATTGAAGGATTTGCCATCGTCAAAAAGCAGTTCGGGCGGAATACGATGGAGGTGAAAGGCATCGGCCAGGATTCGACTTCGGCCTGGAACGACGCTGCAGTCAACTACTACACACGGGAGTGGGTCGACGCGAAAGAAATGATTGCGCGCCACCCGGAGATGAAGTCGGTTCCGGCCCGCATCACGGTCACGTTCATGGCGCCGGAGGTCTCATGAAAGTGAGCGAACTTATTACCCTTCTCGGCCAGCACCCCCCCGAGTCGACCGTGTATGTCTCGACGACCGAGGCGGATTTCGATCACCCGGTGCTGCTCGACATCGATCGCGTCGACGCCTGGCGTTCGACGGCCTACGGCACCGCGGTTGTCATCGAGATGGAGCACTGATCCATGGCCGTCACCATCACTTCCGACGAAATGCGGCGGCATGTCGAGCGCCTGCAGGCCGTGGGCGACAAAATGGAAGCGGCGGGCGATCCCCGCTGGTTTTCCATTGCACGCGCCGCAGCCCTGCTGGAAGGGCTGCGCCTTGGCATCACGCTGATCGACGACACGGAACCGCCCGGGCAACCACGAATTTTCGGTATGGACCCCGCCAAGCCGGGAGCCGATCGAACCCTCCGGAGCGAAATCCATGCGTAAACGCTGCCGCCGTACTGTCCGGCGCGAGGCGGCGCCCACGCTGGTCGCCTATTACCTCAACCCGGAGGTTTCGACCCAGGAGCGCATGTCGGTCGTTGCCTTGCGCGGCGGCTATGCCACCACCAGTCACTTCGACGTCGCGACATGCTCGCCCTTGCCGCCGCCGAAAAGAACGATGAGCAAACGTTGATCGTCTGCGAAATCGGTCTCGTCGCCCTGGAAAACATCAAGGCCCGCTACCTCGAACGGCATCGCATCGGCGCCACCGGCGACGAGCTGCAGGCGCTGCAGGCGCTGGTGGATGTCTCCGAGGATTTCTGGAAGCGCCAGAGCGGCGGCCTGTTCATCGACGCCGAGGCGGCATTGAGCAAGGCCCGCGCCGAATTTAGAGAAAGGAAAACCGCATGAAGCGTCGCGCTTCCAAACACGGCTGCTACAGCATCGACCCGATGCCAGGACAGCCCCAGATCGCGCTGTGCCACAGCCTGTTTGTTCCTGTCACCCTGCGTGGCAACGGCTTTGGGCATCGCCTCAAGATCGAGCAGATGAAAGTGCTCGTCGATCAGCGTTACGACTTCGCGCTGTGCACGGTCGACAGCACCAACCTGGCACAAAAGAAAGTACTGACTGCCGCCGGCTGGCAACGGCTCGCAGGATTCAGCAACAGCAAGTCGGGCGGCCAGACGGAGGTTTGGGGGTGGCGAGTTGGAGAGGGGGTATCGGCATGAGCACCTTCTACATCGCGAGCCTGAAGCACACGCACAACCACGACGAGCACATCTGCTTCTGGGGGCCGAACTGGGCTGGCTACACGCCAGTTATTGGCGACCACATCGGCGAGTACGACGAAGAGATGGCCGCCAAGCTTAATGACGGCGAGGACTGCGTCGCGATCCCGGTTGATGCCGTCAAGGCGCTGCTATCGCCCGAGCCCTACTACAAGCCTGGTGCCCGTTTTTACGATCAGCGCGGCCCGGTAGTCGATAACACGCGCAAGAACTGGAACGCTCTGATTACCGCCAGCCTGAAGGCAGGCCGTCGCGACGGGGCCAAGCCGAAGCCGGAGCCGTTTAGTGGGAAGCGCAGGACTATCGAGGTGACAGCATGAGAAACAAAAATCAACCTAACGCCGTTTTCGAGTTCAAGCTGGTGTCCTCTACCGGATATAAATCCGAGGGCAGCTACGACAATGTCTCTCCGAACCAATACAGGCAGGTAATAGGCGCCTTGGAGGGTACGCTGCGCGAATCCGCCGAAGGATTCTTCGACCTGATCGCCCACCTCCGCCACCAGCGCGAATGGTCCGAGCGTACCTTCGGCCCTGGAAAGCGCGTTAATGGCGTAACGGATCACATTGCCAAAGAACTGATCGAGGTGCGCGAAAGTGACGGCGACCTGAAAGAGTGGGTCGACGTGATCATTCTCGGGATGGACGGCGCATGGCGCAGCGGCGCGACGCCGGAGCAGATCGTCGAAGCAATAGTCGCAAAGCAGACGAAGAACGAGGGCCGCACCTGGCCGGATTGGCGCACTGCCCCGCCCGACACTGCGATCGAGCACGACAGAAGCCAAGAGGCGCCCGTTCCGGCGATTGTTTTCTTTCCGTGCGGATCGCTTGGGGAGTCGGTCGAGAGCGAAGGCGGTGAGGCATGAAGCGCATCTACATCAGCGGCCCGATGACGGGCATTCCCGCCTACAACTTTCCGGCGTTCAATGCAGAGGCCGAGCGCTTGCGTTCGATGGGCTACGACGTGGTCAACCCGGCAGAAATCAACACCGACACCTCGACGCCCTACAACGAGTGCATGCGAAATGACCTGAAGGCGCTTCTGGATTGCGACACCATCGCCATGCTCGACGGCTGGATGGACTCGAACGGCGCGCACCTTGAAATGCATATCGCGCACCGCGTCGGGATCAAGGTCGTTGAAGCGCGGTCGATTGTCAAGCCTGAACTGCAGAGGGCAGCATGAGCGAGCAAAAGTACACGCCGGAGCCTTGGGCGGCCTATCAAGATGGAAAAATTGAGTTTGGAAATATCAACCATTTCATCAAGAGTCTGGCCGGCGACCTTATTTCCTACGGGCACCTTTCCAAAGATGACGCCAGGCGCATCGTGGCCTGCGTGAATGCTTGTGCCGGGATTGATACAAGTCACCTTGAGAAGTACGGGCTTCCAGATTTCGCTCAGAAGATTTCTGACTTACGTGAGCAGCGCGACTCATTCAAAGACGCTGCCGAGTACAACAAGCGGCGTGCAGAAGATGCAGAGAAGCAGCGCGACGAACTGCTGGCAGATCTTCGCGGGATAGCCGCCATTGCTCACTGTGGCGGCCTTGTTCAAATGTCAGAAAGCGACGCGCTGACAGCCATCAGGCGTGCCACGCTTCCGCACTTCTCCACCGATGCAACCGAAGAACAACACCGCGCCGCTATCGCCAGCATGAAGGATCATTTTCGTGATGCCACGAAAATGATTAATCCAGAATCAGACATGATCGAGCGCGAATGCTGTGGCACGTTTTTCCGCACTCCGCACCGCTCAACATGCAAAAAATATCGCGGCAAGAAAGGCGGTGCATGATGCTTTTGCCGCTCGAAAAGAAAGACCATGTAGCCTACCGCGACCCGAGAATATTTCACTGGACAAAGTGTGCGCCGTTCGTCGAAAACAAACGAGGCCAGCTGATTCACCGTCCGCGCAGCGGCGCCACATATCAATTGCACAAGAGCGGGCCTCACATCGGAATCACTTTCTGGTGCGGCATGGCTGCGACCGACCACGGCGGGAAGCTAACCCTGCTTGATGCCCCACCTGAAGACAGCATCCTTTGCGAGCGATGCGAGGCGGCAGCCGTTTCTCACGGACTGCCAAGCGCAGATGAGACTGCCGGCCGGCATGTTCACAAAGGCAGAACAGTTGCCGTAGCTACTTGCTGTTCTATCGACGATGGCGGTGCGTGATGAAGAAATTCAACGTCTGGATGTATGACCAGTTCGGCTACAGGGTCGCGATCGTCATGATCGGAAATTACAACGTTGTCCAGGTCATGGGACAGCGCATGGCAATGCTCATTGGCTGCACGTTCGATTATGTCGAGGAGGTCAAGTGAAACCCTCCTCCATTGCAATTTCCGCCATTGGCACGCTTGCGCATGAAGGCCGGGTATATCGCGCCTTCGGGCGTTTGCTCGCGGTGCGCAGCGGCCAGCTGCTGGCGGTGCCTGTGGCGCTGGGATCGGGCGATTTCTCGGCGGTGCGCGACGGCTGCCCGGTGCCCTGGTATGAGGTGCTGTCTGCGATCGACACGCCGGTTTCACCGATCCCCGTGCCGCTTTCGGCCGATGAGATGACGAAGCGCTTGCCGGCGGTGGCGGCCCTTTTTTCGCCGCATGGCTGGACGCAAGATTTCATTGTGCTGTGCGCCGGAGGCCGGCCGGTGGCGCGGGTGTCTTCGCCCGATGGGGTGATTTTTTGCTGGGTTCCTGACCAGGATTGACCAATGGCATTTTCTGACGATCTCAGGCGCTTGATCGACCGCCTGAAAGAGCAAATCGACCTCCACGATCTGGCCGACAAGCTGGGTCTGGAACGGCCCGGCGGGTCGAGCGGGAATTACCGCAGCCCCGGGCACAAGGATTCGAGTCCGTCGCTGTCGATCTTCCCGGCGAAGTTCGCGACCGGGTTCAAGGATCATTCCGACCCCGACAAGCGCGGCGACTGCGTGGCGCTGGTGCAGTACGTCGAGGGCGGCGATGCGGTGGCGGCGGTGAAGCGGCTGTGCGAGCTGTACGCGATCCCTTACGACATCGACCGGGAAAAGCCGGACGAACCGCGCCGCGAAAAGAGCACGGCGGAGTACATCGCCGAGAAGTGCCTGGCGGCGCCGCTGGCGGCCAAGCAATACCTGGTGGAGCAGCGCGGCATTCTGGATTGGGTGGTGGACAAGGCGATTGCGGCGCGTGCCGTGGGCTGGAACGACTGGCGCTCTTCCAAGGTGCCGGAGGGGCAATTCGGCCACGGCGGGCCGGCGGTGGCCTTTCTGGTGAAGACGCTGAACCCCGGCCACCTGGTGGCGGTGGATCTGCGCTACGCCGATGCGACGCTGAACGGCGGGGTGAAGACGCAGTGCCAGGGCGAGAAGGACGGCTATGGCTGGACTTCCGACGTGCGCCGGCTGAAGGCGGCGAAGCGGGTTTTTGTGGTGGAGAGCCCGATCAATGCGCTGTCGCTGGAGTGCGTGATCCGTCACGATGAGGCGGCGTATGCGATTCGCGGGGTCGGCAACGTCGAGAACATCGACTGGTCTTATTTTCGCGGCAAGCAGTTGATCGGCTGTTTCGACAACGACGAGCCTTTCCCGGCGCTCAAGGACGACGGGCGGCCGCACCCGCAGGCGGGCATCCGCCCCGGGTTGAAGGCGGCCTGGGCGCTGCACGAACGGCTGACGGCGCTGGATATTTCGCTGCTGCTGGTCGATCAGGTCGAGTGGCCGGTGAATGACGTGAACGACTTCATCAAGCCGAACGGCCCGGGGCTGGAGGCGCTGAAGAAGGCGGTGAAGGTGCTGGAGAAATGCGCCATTCCCGGCCTGCATTACGAGTCAATGGCAGGCAAGCCGCGGCTGTACCTGCCCGGGCATCACTGGGTGAAGTACGAGAATTTCCGCGTGCAGCCGGATTTCACGAGTTACTGGGGCACCAAGCAGGGCCGCGACGCGAACGGCGATCCGGTCGAGGTGCCGTTCTACAAGGATCTGGCTGGCTTTCGCATCGCGGCGATCTCGCGGCTTGAGCTGCAGGGCGACCGCTCGACGCTGACCGGTGACCCGGACCAGCAGCCGACGACGCGCTATTCGGTGAGCGTGCAGACGCAGCGCGGCGGCGCCCGGCTGATGCGCAAGGTCTTCGACGACGAGAACCTGCACAACATCGAGCGCTGGAAGCGGCTGGGGCCGGTATGGGATCAGTCGAATTTTCTGCGTCTGGTGAATCTGATGGAGTGCGGCTGCGACATCGGCGCGCGGCGGGCGGTGAATTTTGTCGGGCTGTGCTGGCGCGACGGCGAGCTGGCGGTGAATGAAGGGCCGGACTGCTATTTCGAAGACCCGATTTACCAGTGCCGCTACCACAACCTGATTTTCCCCTCCGGCCCGGCGTCGGCCGCAAAGCGGGTGATCGAGGCCTTTCACGAAACCTTCCGCGAGAATCAGGCGCTGCTGTTGCTGACCTGGGCGCTGGGGTCGCACCTGAAGGCGTTCGTGCGCTTCTGGCCGCACGCGAAGATGGAGGCCGACAAGGGCTCGGGCAAGTCGACGCTGATCGGCCGGCTGTCCGGCGCAATTGCGATGGCGTCGCTCTCCGGGCAGACCTTGAAGACGGAATACCGGATGGTGAATTCGGTGGCATTCACGTCGCACCCGGTGTGCTGGGAAGAGTTTTCACGGCTGAACGACCTGCAGCGCAAGCTGGCGCTCGATCTGCTGCAGGAGACCTACCAGTTTCAGGAAACCACCCGCTCGCAGAAGTCCTTCCTGCTCTCGGCGCCGGTGCTGATCGCCGGCGAGGATGCACCGGTGGAAGATATTGCCGAAAAGCTGGTGCGCATCCGCCTGCATAAATCGAAGCAGGGTCAGGAAATCCCCTTCGACCTGCCGCAGTTCCCGGTGCGGCAGTGGCTCAAGTTCCTGAGCGAGATCCCGCCGGATCAGGTGCGCAAGGCGCTGGTGGGGTGCCGTGAGTTCCTGAACAAGCATTCGGCGGTGACCAACGCCCAGCGCATCGTCGAGAACTACGCGGCACTGCTGACCGGCTGGCGCCTGCTGGCCGAGTTCGCCGGGCTGCCGATGGAATTCGGCGGCGTGGTGCGCTCGATCGTCACCGAGATGAACGAATACCTGGCCGATTCGAAGGGCGAGCGGCATCCGTGGGTGTGGATCGTGCAGACGCTGCTCTCCGAGATTGCTCAGGGCACCTACGAGGCGCCGCACGTCTTCACGATGATCGACGACGAGGAATTCCTGGCCGTGCGCACCAGCGACGTGATGCACCACATCCGCACGCGGCCGGCGCTGAAGAGCATCTGGGAGCAGCTGCCGGTGAAGTCCGACCGCGTGCTCAAGCGCCAGCTCGTGCAGGCCGGCGTGGTGGCGGTCAACGGCGATGGCGAGCCGGTGAACGTGGAGCGCACCTGGAAGCTGGGCAAGCGCGTTGGCCACATGACGGCGATTTCGCTGCGGAAGATCGAGGAATACGGCCTGCATGCGGTGTTACCGGCGGTTGAGGATGTGCGCTAGGGCGCAATTGAAGTGTTTTAAGGAGACCGTGATGGGGATCGAACTGATTGATCGAATGGACGAAGTGGTGGTCTGGCAAGGCATCGAGGATCCGGACATTTACCTGAAGATCGCGCAGGCGCTTGGCGCCGGCGAGGATGCTGCCAAGGTGGCGAAAAACTACGGCTATCGGCCGCGCACGGTGAAGAAGATCGCCGCGCGAATGGCGCGCTTGAAGCTGCACCATCTGATGCTGGTCGATGGCGACCAGAAAATTGAAATTGGCACGATTGCTGCCGGGGGGTTCATCTCTGCCGCGATCGCTGCCTATCGCCATTTTCACGGGCTGTTCAAGTCACTCGAGCTGCCTACCTGGGTGATCGACGACGGAACGGATCGAATCACGGTGATGGCACTGAGAAACGATCACTTGAAGAGCTGACGACCGAATGACTTGTGACCCATGGCACATGGGGCCGCCTGAAGGCGGGGAATCCACTGGGCAAGCTGGCAGACCCCAGACGAATGTGCCGATCTGCCACCTTTCATGCTGTTGCGGTCGACTAGGAAAAGAGGGCAAAAATGGAATGGGGAGTGAAAGCGAATTTGGCAGAGCCGAGAAGCGCGATGCGAACCCGTGCGTCGTGTTGGGTGGTTTTAACAAATCCAGGATGGGGCGGTGAGAGATTGAAGGTATTTGCTCGATCTAGAAGTGGCCGGCTGATTGAAACGTGGATTGGAACGAAACGGCTGACAAACCTTCGCGCTGCTTGGCTTCCGGAGAACCTTCGAGATCGTTGCGCAACATGGGAAACAAAAGAAGAAGCCGCCGAATGGGCCGCTGCAGTTGGCAAGGCGCATGCGGCATAGGGTTAGGGTCGTTGCGGTCGACTAGGGAAAGAGGGAAAAAATGGAAATTGAACTGATCCCCGAGAAAAGCTACACCGTGCGCGCCAACGGCCGCGAGATTCATGGCATGCGCGTGGTTGGCGAATGGGAAGGATTGCGCAAGCTGGAAGATGGGCAAGGGCGCAGCCTGATCGTTGCCGAGGCCGATGGGCCACTGACGGCGGCCGTCACTCAGGCATTCAGCGCGTTATTTGCCAATGAAGGAAGACGATGCGTTGCTGTGCTTGGCACTCCGGACTTGGTACTTGATCTCACTACGGAACGTAAGAAAATCGCGAACTCGGTGGAGGAGTAGTCCATGAAGAACCGGGCCATTCGAGAACTTTACGGACGCTGGAAATTCAACGCCGATTTGATGACGTGTCAGGAGTGCGGCTACAGCGTCATTGCCTCGCGCATGCACGAAACCGCGTATCACGCGGCCGGCTGCAGGAACGAAGGCGATAGAAATCCGTGGCTTCAACTGGAAGAGATTTTGCACTCCATGAAAGTCGGCGATAGCGAGAAGGCGCGACTGGTTTTTGAGCCGGTGAGCGCCGACGAATACAACGCCATTGAATAACCGATGCCTGTCGCTGATCCACTCTCCGCATTGATCCGCCTGCTCGCCCGCCAAGCGGTGCGCGAGCATTTGCAGTCGAATAACCAGTCGCCAAGCGGGGCAGAGCCGGATCGTTCAAATCGCCCGGTTCAAAGCCTGCCCAACCCGCGTTAAGCTTTGACGATGCGTACCGCCGCCTATTGCCGTTTTTCTTCCGATTTGCAGCGCGAGGCTTCGATCCGCGACCAGTTGCGCAATATCGAGGCCTACTGCGCGCGTATGGGCTGGCCGGTGCCGGCCTTGTATCAGGATCAGGCGATCAGCGGCTCGCGCAACGACCGCCCGGGCTATGGCGCCATGCTGGCGGCGGCCGAACTCGGGGTGTTCGAAGTCCTTCTTCTCGATGATCTTTCCCGCCTGTCGCGCGACCACATCGAGTGTGCGCAGACGATCCGCCGGTTAAAGTTCGCCGGGGTTCGGGTGATCGGGGTTTCGGATGGCACCGACACCGGGCGTGATGGGTACAAGCTGGAGACCGGGCTGCGCGGCCTGATGTCGGAGATGTATCTGGACGACCTGGCCAAGAAGACGCATCGCGGGTTGATGGGCCAGGCGCTGGATGGCTACAGCGCGGGCGGTCTGTCCTACGGGTACCGCAGCGTTCACGATGGCCACGGTTTCAGGCGGGTGATCGACGAGGAACAGGCCCGCTGGGTGCGCCATGTCTTCGAGCGTTACGCGGCCGGCAGCAACCCGCGCATGATCGCCGCCGAGCTGAACCAGCTCGGCGTGCCCAGCCCGCGCGGCGGATCGTGGTCACATACGGCGCTCTACCCGGACAGCAAGGGCGTCGGAATGCTCGGCAATGCCGTCTACATTGGCCGCCAGATATGGAATCGCACGGCCTGGGTGAAAGACCCGGTCACCGGCCGGCGCCGCCGCACAGCGCGCCCGATGTCGGAATGGGTGATCGTCGAGACGCCTGAACTGAGAATCATCGACGACGACCTGTGGGCGCTCTGCGTAGAACGCGCCCGGAAACAGAAGCGCGACACGGTGCGCAAGGCGGAGGCGACCGGCAAGGGCGCCGGCGGCCGGGGGCCGAAGTATCTATTTTCCGGACTGTTGAAATGCGGCGTTTGCGGCGCCCCGTTCGTGATCCACGGCAGGAACGTTTACGCCTGCAGCTGGAACCGGACACGCGGCTGCGCCATCTGCGACAACCGCCTGACCCTACGCCGCGCGACGATCGAGCAGGCGCTGCTGGCTAGCGTCAAGGAATCCCTGCTGACGGACGATTCGTTCCGTCTATTCGAAACGGAAGCGCGGGCGATGCTGAAGGAACTCCGCCCCGACCCATCCGCTGCCCGGCGCAATCTGCAAGCGGCCACCCGCGAACGCGACAACATCATGGCCGCGATCCGCGCCGGCATCGTCACACCAAGCACGCGCCAGGCGCTGCTGGACGCCGAAGCGGCGATGGTCGATGCACAGGAAGCGCTGAGAGTGATGGAGCGTTTCGAGCCCACGCAGATGCTGCCCAGGGCCCGGGAAATCTACCGCGACATGGTTGAACGGCTGGAGAACATCGAGGACGTCAACGCAGCGCGCGAGGCGCTGAAAATCCTGATCGGCGACGTGCGCCTGGTGCCCGAGAACGGAAAACTGACAGCAGAAATACAAAGCGCCGGACTAGCCGGCGCGCTGCAAATAACGTTGGTTGCGGGGGCGCGCAATGAACGTTATTTGCCGTCATTCGAGAGTGTTAGATTGATTCGAATTCCCGGGCTGGCTTAGCCTGCAAAACGTTCTGTAGCCCGTCATGCCCGCGTAAGCGGGCTTTTCTTTTCCGTCGCCAGCGGCGACGCCATTCAACATAGTTCGCGCGCGGCTGTCTGTTTTTATGTTGTTCCCCGCACCCCTTCAAACAAATAGCGCGCCGCGTCTTCCATGGCCTCCGGCCGGTCAAAGAAAGAAGGAGCAGGTCCGGGTTGGGTTTTGTCTTGCAGGTGGCTGGCGTTTCAGAAAAAATGCGTTGTCGGTTACTTTTTTTTACGTAACCTATTGTTTTTTGAGAGGGATACGCCCACGGGTTGCCTTTGTTTTTCCACGTGTTTACTTTGTTTTTCCACGTGTTTACTTTGTTTTTCCACTGGTCGATTTTTTGTCGTCACCCCTTATTCTTTCTCTTTCTTATTGTAAACAAAGAGAAAGTAGGTAAAAGAAGGCTGGTATATAGAGTTGACGTCATCCACGGGTTGTCCACGCTGCCTATTTTTTAATCCACGTGTTTTTTGCCTGACAACGGGTTAACACGTTGGACACGTTGGGGTACATTCCTTTTGCTTTCAATGGTTTGAGGTGGTAAATGAGCAGGACAACGCATCCACGGGTTTTTATGCCCCCCCCTCCCCCAAACGCGGCCGGAGATGCCCTGATCGATGAATTTCTTGAGTTCAAGAGGCTCAGTCAGGGACGATCGCATCGAACGATTGAGCGATATGATCTGGCGCTGCGACGCTTGGGAATGTTTTTGAACGGGCGACCTTTGGAGTCGGCGACGTCGGATGATCTGATTTTGTTCGCTGGAAAATGGCTTTTTGAGCAGGGATTGAAAGATCCGGTTTCGAGAAAGCCTTGCGTCGCTGCCGTGCGTGAGTTTTACAAGTGGTTGAAGAGCGTTGATAAGATCGTTTCGGATCCTGCTCGTTCTGTGCCGCATCCAAAGGTTGGCAGGCGATTGCCGCGCGTGATGTCTCTTGGCCAGGCCGAGGCGCTGATGTACGCGCCGGATTATTCGACGTTCGAGGGGTTGCGCGATGCGACGATGATTGCGTTGCTTCTCGGCTGCGGACTGCGTGTTTCCGGTCTGGTTGGTTTGAACGAGGGGAACCTGTTCTTCGATACGATCGGCGGCCGCCAGCGCATGATCCTGAAGACTGTTGAAAAGGGCGACAAGGAACGCCAGCAGCCGGTTCCTGAGCAGGCCGATCTGCTGCTCCGCTTGTACATTGATCACCCGAAGATGAAGGAAGTCGACCGGACTCTTCCCGATGGTGACAGGGTGTTGTTCATTTCAACTCAGAACAGCCATTGCCCGCCCCATGAGTGGCATGGTGAGAAACGCCGTCTGCGAAGACATGCGGTGTATCGCATGGTGATGCGCTATGGGATTCGTGCCGGGCTTCCCATCGCGGTGACGCATCCGCACGCCTTGCGCCACTTGTTCGGTACTGAGCTGGCCGAGGATGATGTCCCTACTGTTACCGCATCGAACCTTATGGGGCACGAAGATCCTAAGTCGACGAAGGTCTATCAGCACCTGGCAATGCGCAAACTGACGGCGACAGTCGACAAAAGCAATCCGCTGGGAAAAATAAAGACGCCGGTTTCTTCTTTGCTCTCCCAGCTATCACCCAGGTAATCAATTTTCTGGCCGCCCAGCGCGCGTCTGTGTCCAACCGAGGAGCCGAATCCCCCTACGGTGGCCGGTGCGGTGGAGTAAACCTGATGTGGTTAAAGGAAGGTGGAGGGGTCTCGCGTCTTATAGCAAAAGGCGGGCTATCTCTGACGGGGCACCGAATTTGTGTTTGCGTTATGACTTCGTATTTTGTCCAGATTGCGAAGTGCGGTAACGTCCCCATGCGGCTTTGATGGGAGGCGTGATGGTGATAAAGCGAAGTTCTGCAAGCGTTTTTGCACAGGTTGATCTGTTTGGCGACGTGCCTGCCCAGCGGGTGGGGGGTCGGCAAGGCAAGGTGCGTCCGGTGGCCGGGGGGGGCGGGTACCTGAAGAATTGCGGCGTTTCAAACTTTCAGATTCCGGTTTTGCCGCCCCCGGACCCGCGATTGACGGAACTGGAGCGGATCGGGATCGGCGGGCCGTGGTTGCGGCTGGCGCGGCGTGTCGGGTTCGAGGTGTTTCTGGAAATCTGGCGGGCGATATCCGAGGACGAGGCCGTGCGTCATGACGGCGGCCGCCGCATGCCGAAATTGCGCGAGTTCCGGGCGTATGAGCGCTTCCAGCGGAACGAGTACATCCGCTCGCTGGCGCGCAACGGGGTGGAGCCTGAGCAGGTGCGGCGACTGGTGCAGCGCAACCTGGGCGTGCAGTTGAGCCTCAAGCTGATCCTCGGGGTGATGCGCGGGAGCTATAACCGGTCGGACGACTGACGCCGCCCCCGGAATACCCAAAAAACGGCGCCGACTGGCGTCTTTGCCTGATTTCCGCCCCCTTTTTCCTGCCCGCCATTCGGCCAAAGTGTGCCGATGGCCAAGCAGGACACGTTTTCCCCTTTGTCGGAGGTTACTTTCCGCTGCCCGGTGTGCCGGGTGACGTGGAAGGCTGCGCCGGCGCGGGTCGAGGACTGGCCGGACGATGCGGTGCATCCGTGGCGGTATTTTGCGCCGCATGACTGCGGCAAGGAGTGCGAGCAGGCGCCGTATGAGCGCGGGCTGATCCGCGCCTGGCGCTCGGCGACCGGGCCACGGACGCCGGAAGGGATTGCGGCGACAGCGCGCAATCTGGAGGGGCATCCGACGCCCGAGGAAGCGCTGCGGACCCGCTTCAATGGCATGAAACACGGGCTATCGGCGCGCACGGCGACGTATTTCCCGGCCAAGCCGGACGGTTATGCCTTCTGCTCGACCTGCGAGGTCGACCGGCCGTGGTGCCGCGATCAACCGGCGTGCGTCAAGCAGACGCAGCACTTTTTGCTACACCACGCCGCGTTCGAGCAGCGCAATCCGAAGCACCTGATGGGAATCTATGCGGATTTTCACGCGGCGCTGATGGCGACGGTGTCGGAATGCCTGCGCCGGATCATCGGCGACGGGGTGACGATGTCGGCGCCGCGCACCTACGTGGATAAGGACGGCAATTGCCTGGTGGTCGAGTACCTGGATGAAGACGGGAACCGGCATGTGGTGCATGACGTGGTGGCGCATCCGCTATTCAAGCCGGTTTCCGAGCTGATTACGCGGGTCGGCATCGATCTGGCCAACCTGGGCATGACGATGCGCCAGATGCCGGAGGAAGACACGGCGCAAGGCAAGGTGACCGACGACCGCGAAGCGGCCTCGGTGCTGCAGGAGCGTCAGGTGAAGGCACTGGAGGATCTGCGCGGGCTGATGTCGCGCGCCAGCCAGGCGGCGAGCCGCGATCCGGTGCTTATCGAATATCAACAGCAGATGGGGGATCAGGGATGAAACGCGCGAAGAAGTTGCCGCGCCGAGCAGTCACGCTGGCGATTTGCCGGGCACGGGTGCGCCGGGCGGCCGGTATTTTGGCCGGGTGCCTTGGGGTGCCGGTTGGAGATGTGCTGTTCAAGGCCGGGCTGGGGGATTTCGCATGCTGATCTACGACATCGAGATCGCCAGGGCAGTGCAGGCCAAGGGCGAGGAGCGGCTGCCCGGCGTCGATTACTGCAAGGGCTGGACGGACTATGCCGGGATGGGCGTGGCCTGCGTCTGTGCCTATGACCTGTACGAGCAGCGCTATCGGGTGTTCATGCAGGACAACCTGCTGGCCTTCGGCGAGCTGGCGCGCCGCCATGACCGGCTGCTTGGGTTCAATTCCATTTCCTTCGACGACAACGTGATGCGCGCGGCCGGCGTGGAGCTTGACCCGGCGAAAAGCGTGGATCTGGCGCGGCTGATCTGGCGCGCCGCCGGGGTGCCGGAAGGCGAGCACCCCAAGGGGCTGTCGCTGGATGCGCTGTGTAAGGCCAATGGGCTGGGCGGCAAGAGCGGCAACGGGGCGATGGCGCCGGTGATGTTCCAGCGCGGTGACATTGGCGGGCTGATCGACTACTGCCTGGCGGACGTGGCAATGACGTTGAAGCTGTACCGGGTGGCGGCGTGGTCGGGCGGGGTGCGCGATCCGCGCAACGGCGAGTTTTTGCCGGTGGTGGTGCCGAGGTAGGGATGGGGCTGAAAAATGTCCGTTGACTTCGCTTTTGCACGCTGGCAATCTGGAGGCCTCTCTGAAGTAAAAGCGGTTTTCCGCTCCGTCATCACGCGGGTTTTTTTTCGCCTTTTGTGCATCAGCACATCTGGTGATAGCCTTCAATGGCGGGGTAGAGACCGGGTATATAACACCGCAAGGAAAGCCCGGACGCGGCATCTTTTACGCCGAGAGTGCGCCCGCCACCCACGCACTATATGGGCGGCCTCTCAAAGTAAAAGGAGGCCTGTCATGGCCCACAATCCCGTTGCTGTTGCTTTCGACGCCGCCAAAGCGGCCGCGTTCAACCTGGAAACCGTGGTCAACCTGATCGAGAATCAGGACACATTGAAGGTTTCTGGCCCCTCCTTAGCTGGTCTGCTGCGCCCGATTCTCGGGGATATGTATTCCGCTTGCGATGAGCTTTCTCATATGAATGAATTCGAGAAAGCATTCAGTCAGTGGCAGTCGGGCGGGAAGGTGGCGTCATGAGCAAGCCACCACTGAAGCGCGGCGAGGAAAACGGCAACTCGAAGCTTTCCGAGGCGCAGGTTGTCGAGATGCAAGCGTTGTGGGCGACCAAGCAACACTCCCGAGAGGAACTGGCGAAGCGTTACGGAATTTCTCGGCAGACGGTCATGGGGGTTTTGTCCGGCCGCTTGTGGCGCTATCTGTTCAAGGGGAAAAGCGGTCACAGCTTGCGGTACGGCGAAGGACATGCCGGCCACAAGTTGACGGCGGCGCAAGTTTCCGAGATTCGCCGGCGTCTGCTGGCTGGTGAAAAGGGCGTCAGACTTGCAGAGGATTTCGGGGTGGCAGTTAGCGTCATCAGCGAAATCAAGACCGGAAAGGCATGGCGCCGATGACGGCTCGTGTCTCCGCTTCCCAGCGCAGGAAATCCTCGCTCGTTGCCGAGCAGGAAATCCTGCGCTTTTCGGACGATCATGCGCTTTGGCATCGGCACATTCACGGTGTCACGCTCGACCCAGCTCAGATTTTGAAGATGGTCGAAATGGATCGGCATCGGAATACGGTCGATTTCTCCTGTCGGCGGACGGGTAAGACCTTCGTGAAGGAGTTGTATTGCCTGAAGTGGCTGGCGTGCAACCCGCACGAGGATGAAGGGATCGTGGCGCCGCGCGTGCAGCAGTCGCTGACCAATCTCGGGTATCACACGGATGCGATCCGGCGGTCGTCGATTTTGTCGGCGTTCATCGCGACGAAGAACGGGCGACGGCAGATCAAGGATACGTCGTATGGCTTCGCCAACGGCTCCGGGTGTGCCGCCTACGGGATCATGTCGCAGATCGACGGCGATTCGATCACGGTGGCATCGATCGAGGAGGTCGATGACTGCCCGAATGACCGGCTGACCTCGCGCTTCCTGCCGATGCTGGGATCGACGCGGCGGCCGGGCGTCGATCACACGCTGAAACCGCAGATTCGCATCACTGGCGTCTACAAGGGCGCCGATGTGCTGACATCATTGATTGATTCCGGGGTGTATCACACGCTGCCGATTGTCGACGTGTATCTCGGCCTTGAGCTGGGGAGCGTCAACGACCAGTGGGCGGTTGAGATGCGGGCGCAGAACTCCGAAGGGGAGTGGATACGGCAGTTTCTTTGCAAGAACGTTCAGGCGCAGAACTGGATCTGGGAAAAGCATGTGCGGCGGGCGCTGGCGGTCGGCTTGCAGGCCGGCCTTGAGATCGCCGGGCCGCTGCCGGGCGTGCGCTACGCGCGGCGCGGGCTGATTGCCTTCGGATACGATCACGGAGGGCATGGCGAGAGTGTGACGGCGTCGAAATCGGCGCTGGTGGTGATGGAGCAGATCGGCTCGTTCTCGGTGATCGTGTATTGCCGCACTTGGGCTGCGGCGACCGACGAACGGGTGGTCGAGCGCGAACTGGCCGGGCTGTGGGATTACTTCCGGCCGGATTACGCAATGGGCGATGCTTATGGAATTGGTCTTCTCACCTCGCTGAACGACCGGCTCTACGCCAACGGGCTGACGCTGGTGGACCGGCGCACCATCGGCGATGGGCAGAGCACGGCGAGCACCTGGAGCGCCTGGCCGTTCGCGCCGATCCGCTTCGAGGGGCAGACCAAGCACAGCATGGCCTCGGCGCTGCGCACGGCCTTCCACCACGGACAGGCGGCGATTCCGTGGTTCGACGAGGACGACAAGGCGAACAACGCCGACTGGATCGCGCTGCTGCGGCAACTGCCGAACATGAAGGCGGACGCGACGCGGGCCGGGTATTCGAGTTTCAAGATGGCCGACCCGAAAGTCGGCGACGACTTGTTCGACGCGGCCTGCGCAGCGATCTGGGCGCTGGTGACGCGCGGAGTGAATGAAATTCCGGTGGTGGTCGGGCGGCGGACGCAGACGCGCGAGCAGTTGCTTGGTACGCCGGGGAAATTGATCGAGGTGACGGAATGAACGGATGGGTGGCGTTTTGGATATTTTTGGCGGTTTTTGTGATTTGCGAGTGCGTTATTTTCCTTAACGGATATGACACGGGTTTGTGGGTACACAAAACGCCGATTGAGAAGGCTTTGCAAGAAAAGGCGCTTAAAAAATGAGCGTTAGCTACGCCAGCTCCAAGGGAAAAACGCCTCATTTCGCGGCGGAAAAGCGGAAGCCGCCGCCGGAATTGTCGGATGAAGACAAGGCGGCGATTGCCGAGCGGGTACGGCTGGTGAAGACGCACCTTCCGGAGGCGATGGATTTCGTCAAGGCGCTGCACGCGGAAGGTCTGGTCGACGGGCTGCGCTGTGTTCAGTCGGTGACAGTTTTTGAAGGGGAATAGCATGGGCTTGATGGCTGAGGTGTGGTCGAAGTTGCGCGGGGCCGGCAAGGGCGCGCCGCCGGTTGCGGTCGACGTGAAAAATTCGCCGAATTCCGAGATCGGCAAGCGGCCGACGCCGGAGAACTCGACGAAATACCTGT